CTTCAGCAGCAGTACCAGAAAAAGCCACAGCACTTGGGAATGGCCCGTAACCCACGGCTTGAGAAACCACGTTCTTAGCGTCAGTTAGTACACCAGTAATACCTGATTGGTCAGGCATCCACTCACCTAGTTGTATTCTTTGTGTAGGCATATTAGATGTATGTATTCCGCATTGCTATTGGAACGCCAGAGAATTGACCCTTCTCATCAGAGCGAGTCAAAGAAGTCATAGCCCTATCAAACATACTTCCCCATGTGTTTAGACGAGCATCGTTCATTAGGTAAGGCTCTGCCTCAAGCAAAGCAGCGTACAAGAGCAAGTCAGGACATACAGTCAAGAATGTATTGCTTGTATTCGATGTACTCAAGAATGTAGGCGCAGCAGAATACACGAGATTCAATGTGTAGTTGCTATCAGGGATAGGTGCTAACTTAAATGTCGTAGATAAGACTGTGTAATCCAATGGCTTACCTGCGTCCATGCTTCGTGAATTACGAGAGAATAAAGACGGAGATTCGTAGTTCAATGGAAATACAGGATTACCTGCTACCACGAAATCTTTTATTTCTAAGAAATCAGAGGGAATGGTAACTGTTGCTGTACCTGATACGCAGGTTAAAGTTGTTGAAGTCAGCATTTGGCGAATACGCAAGTCTCTACGCAAGCGCACTTCTGCCAAGCGGATAAAGTCTGGAATCTGAGTCGTTAGGTCTGTACGAGCCAAGTATTCTGCAATAGTTGTCTGTAGTTCAGCATAGGTAGTAAAACTCATACAACTCCTGTTCTAGTGCGCCATGCACGATTCATTGGGTCATTTAGAAAAGCAGCAAACCGCTTGTCATCAAGAACAGCAAAGCCACGCATGATTCCTTGTTTATTCAAGTCATCAATAACTGTCATAGGAATAGATGCAACCTTGTTACCAAACAATTGGTCAGACCATCTTGCTCTCTCGTCATACGAGTTATATTCTTTTTTATTCTGCTCAACAATGTCAGTAACATCCTGACGAGTCTGAATAATAATACCGCCCTCACCATCAGCATGGACAGCAGTTTCACGGAAGTTGTTAGGATTTTGCATAGCCTAATTCTATCAGTTTGAGTAGAAAAGAAAATGCCCCAGAGGTTTAAGTCTGAGGCATCTTTTGGGTTACCTTAGATTAAGGTGTCAAGTCAGCCAAAATGCCGTGAGCAGCTTGGTTTTTTACTTCCAAGGTGTACTCAGCCAACAACTGTGTAGACTCATTGTCGCCAGTAACAGCCAACTCGTTGGTCTGGAAAGGACGCAGATAAGCGATAGCAGCCATGTCAGGGTCAAGGATAAACGCTGTTTCGCCACATGAGTTGGTAGAAGTCATGAACCTGTTGGGAACAATTGAGATTGCACCGAAATCTGACAGGTAAACGTCCGCAGCCGAAATTATGGTTGTAGGCGCATTGCTTGGGGCCATGAAACGCTGTGCAGCAATACCAGTAAAGGCAGAAACCAACTGCTTGTGAGCAGGGTTAACCATCAATACTTTAGGATTGCCACCAGAAGCGTAAACTTCTTTAACAACAGTTTGCAAAATTGCCTCTGTGAAAGTGCGGTTTGTACCATCTGTACGAGCAGTAGTACCCAAGTCACCAGCAACACCAGAAGTACCGCCATCATAGTTAGAATTCAACCATGCTTGCAGGCCACCCAATTTACGAGCAGTAGAGGAATCACCATTAGCGGCAACTTGGTTGCTCAACAGGGTTGTTTCCATGTCCCGCTTAATTTCGCTGCTGGCTTTAGCCAATTGGTAGGCTTTTTCGGATTTGCGGCCTGCCTTGTCAACAGACTGCAAAGTGCCAGAAATCTTGATAGTCTTCTGTGCAATCTGAGTGCGGTTACCAATACGAGTCGTAGGAGACATAGTAGCGTCAGATGCTGTTGCACCCTCAACTGCGTAGTTAGACAAGCTGGCTGCTGCCAAACTGTCAGTCTGCCACTCGTGCAGAACAGCAGTAGCCTTTGTCTTGCCAATAGAAGACATAAAAGGTGTGTCTGTGGGGCTGATGTTATAGATTACATCAGAGAGGTCTTCGCGCATACCGATAGCGGTATATGTTTGATAGGTAGCCATAATTTAATACTCCAAAATTTATAAAAATCGTTCAAATGCTCTGGCAGCGTCAGTAACTTTTCCAGTTTCACGCAACCTTTGCATAACCTGTTTATCTTGTGAAGACCTAGCTTGAGGAACTGAAGTACCAGAACGCATCATCTTAGGAGCAGCCACAAGTTTTTTATTCAACTCTGGTTTGCTCTTTTGAAGTTGCTGATACTTCATTGCCATATACAAGGTATGCACAGCACGACTGTCATACACAGAACCGAGTTCTTGGTCAGACCAACCTACAGACTTCGCATAGTCACGGATTTGTTTCCGTACCGCATCACCCTGTGGCGTAGCTAACTCAGGAATTAGACTCACTAGCTTCTCAGATTCTTGACGGAGATGGCTTTGCAAAGAGGATTGTTGCTCGGCTTGTTGCTGTTGGGCAATGCGTTGCTGTTCATTCCTGACTACTGCTAACTGTTTCTCACGCTGACTCTGTTCAGCTACCGCTACCGCATAACCGATAGGGTCTGTTTCCTTTAGAACATCTAAGTCCACACCCCGATTTTGCTGCGTAAGGAAGCTATCCAACGCTTGCAACTTCTGGGCGTATGCCTGTCGCTCTTGTTTAACTTGCTCTAAGTGACCACGTTCAGCTTCAACAGCCTTACGTTGTTCAGCTAGAGCCTGAGACTTCTTTGTGTAATCCGTACCTTGTTGATAACCTTTAATGAGTTCGTCTAGTTCTACTTCGACTTCCTCACCAGATGCCTTGACTTTATATCTTGGCTTTGGTTCTTCCTCATACTCAACTTCATCAGTCTCTTGCTGGTACTCTGGTTGACCTTCGGTTTGGCCTTGTTCGGCTTCCTCAGACTCACCCATCATGCCCTCAAACGCTGAAGCGGCTTGGTTTACATCTAGGCTTTCACTCCCTTGTGGGTTGGTGTTTTCCATTTGTCATCTCAATAATCGCCAGAAACCTTCTGGACGGAGGGTAGCTTTTAGGCTACAGAATCTTCCACTTCTTCTCTCTAATCACAGTTTCCGAGGCCATGCCTTCTAGGTGTCCTGTAATTAGTTCAATAGTCTTAATGTGCCGATAAGCATCCTCACGCCTATCACATTCTTCTGCACTTGTGTTAATTATCACACTAATCTGTTCTTTTTTCAAGTTATCTATGACTTCTTTGAAAAAGTCATCATTTAACAAGTTTTTAGCCCATTGTGCTAACAGGTGTTTGTCCATATTGGTTTTGTATTCCAGAAATAATATCGTTGATAGACAAGCTAGATTTAGCTGGCATACCCTGTCTGCTACCCAAGATACCCATTAAATCGTTGTAACTTAGGTTAGATGGTTGTGAGTATTGGACAGGAGCAGGTACTTTTCCATAGTTAGGGTCTAGGAACTTTTCCCATTGTGTGCCACGCAATAGATTACGATTGCCAAAATCAATAGGTGGTAATGGTGGAAATGGAGAAACAGTAGGAGGAGTTGGTGGAGTCCAAGTAGGAGGAATATCTACAATCGGAAATGTAGGCACTGTCGGTGGTGTTGGTGGATTTACGATTGCATCAATAATAGGGATAACACTAATTACTTTAATAATATCCGTAATTGTTGGGGGCGTAACAGGAGGCGTAACAGGAGGGGTTACTGGAGGAACAGGAGGAGGAGTTACAGGAGGAGTAACTATTGGAGGTATTACTGGAGGTAATACAGGTGGCGTAACTACTGGGTCTCTAGGCGCATCAATTACAACTGTGGGAATTGTTGGTGGCGTAACTACTGGCGGCACTACTGGAGGCAATAGTGGTGGCTCTACAACAGGGTCTCTTGGGGCATCAATTACAACTGTGGGAATTGTAGGAGGTGTAACAGGAGGTGTAATTACTGTAGGAGGAATAACTAAAGGCGGTAATACCGCAGGGTCTCTTGGGGCTTCTACTGTCACAGTAGGAGTTGTAGGAGGAGTAACTGGAGGCGTAACTGTAGGAGTAACTACTGGAGGAGTTACTATAGAAGAAATAATATCTGCTATTGTTGGAGTCTTAGTATCTGTAACTGTGACTGTAGGAGTAACTGGAGTAGTAACAGGAGGCAATCCTAAAATGGTGCTTATTATGCTATCTACTGTTTGAGTAGATGTTGCTGTTTTATCGCCTGTAACATTAACAGTTGGCAAATTAGGTGGTGTAGTTACGTTAGTAGTTAATTGACTAGTAATTAAATCCAATATTGCGGGGTCAACTTGTTCTGGTGTTTTTGGAGTAGTAACTGTTACAGTCGGTGTTGTAATAGTGTTAAGTAAACTTGTTAATGATGGTGTTGTAGTAGGCGCAGTAACAGTAACGCCACCACCATCTGTAACTGGTGTTGAAACCGCTACAGGTGTTGTTGGTGTAGTTACAGCTTGTGTTGCATCATAAACACTTGCAGGATTTGTAAGAATACCTTTAATTTGAGCATCTGTTAAACCAGCACGAGATAAATCATTTGCAAAATTAACGTCAAGAGCATCGTTAATTTGGTCTGTTGTCATGTTGGTAAAATCAATAGGAACATCTTGGTATTTAAGATAGTCACTAATTGCACTACCACCAAAAGCACCTGCACCACCTAACAAAGCAGCTTTAAGAATATCCTCGGGAGTACCACCTGCAATAGCATTGGTAGCACCCGAAATGGTTGCTCCTGTAGCACCTGCCAAAGCAGAACCAGTTAAACCTGTTGCACCACCTAACAAACTTGTGATAAATGGCAGACCAACTGTTCCAGCAGCCAAACCGATAACAGGTGCAGCAGCAGCAAGTAATCCTCGGTCACCACCACCAGCAAAAGTACCTGAGTCAATTACTTCACCAGTTTTAGGATTAAATGTTTGCCAATTAGCAGTGTTATTTGGGTCAACTCGTGTTTCATAAACTACTTGTGGGACACCTGCAATCTGCGCCTCAATATCATCGCCTTCAATCACAGTACCACGAGCAGTAGGAATTACCCTAGCCAATGTCTGAGCAACAGTAGGACTAGCAGCAGCCTGAGTAATCACAGAAGGAATTGTAGCTACAGTATTTGTCTTCTGAACTTGTGCAATTGCTTGCGGAGTGCTAGATGGAACTTCATTCTTAAACTGAGATAAAGAATCAATAACAGCTTGGTTATAAATTGCTGTACCTTCTGCATTGGTATGCAAAGCGTCCACTAACAATTTCTTGTTTTGTAGAATTTCACCTTGCACACCTACCAAAGCTACATTTTTGTTTTCTTTAGCAATGTCAGTAAAAATCTGGTCAACTTTAGGGTCAAAGTTGTTATTGATTACATCGTCAATAGACTTAGCATAAGGAGAACCAGTAAGAACAACATCTACACCTTGTGCGCCTAGCGTCTTAACAATCTGGTTAATGTTGTCTT